ATTAAATTTTGTAAAAACTTTCCTATTACGATTACAATAATCGTAGAAATCAAACAAACTTATTAAAAAATGGCAAACAAAGATTTATTCAAGCAAGCTATTGCTGAAGCAAAATCTATTAGAGAAGCCGCTATCGCTAACGCCAAGGAAGCTTTAGAAGAGTCGTTAACTCCACATCTTAAGGATATGTTAGCTGCTAAACTTCAAGAAATGGATGATTCATCTGTTGAAGAAGAAGTAGTAAACGAAACTGAAGAAGTAGAGGAAGGAAACTACTCTGACGAAGATCAAATGGAAGAAGAAGTAGAGGAAGGATCTATGGAGGATGAAGATGCAATGGAAGAAGCTGAAGAAGCAGAGGATGATTCAGAAGAATCTGAAGACGAAGCTGACGAATCAGAAGACGAAGAAGAAGACGTTGAAGTTAAAGACATGGAAGTCGATGACCTAAAAGATCTTATTCGTGACATTATCTCTCAAGAAATGGGAGCTGATGATGAAATTGACAATTCAGATATGGATGCAGGTGCAGAAATGGAACCAGAAATGGACATGGGTGCAGATGTAGACGGAGAAGAAGAAATCGATTTAGACGAACTGTTAGCAGAACTGGAAGCAGTTTCTGAAGAGCAAGAAGAAGTAGTAGCAGAAGTAGAAGAAGAAGTAGAAGAAGTAGTAGCAGAAGAAGAAGTTAAAGAAGAAGATAATTCTGAATTAAATGAAGCTTTAGAGACTATTAATACTCTACAAACTCAACTACAAGAAGTAAACCTTCTTAACGCAAAACTTATGTACGTTAACAAAGTATTTAAAGTTAACAACTTAAGTGAAGCACAAAAAGTTAATATTATCGCTGCTTTTGATAAAGCTGAAACGGTAAAAGAAGTTAAATTGGTATTTGAAACTGTTTCTGAAAACGTAGTAGCTAAGAAAACGGCTATTAAGGAATCAAAATTAGGTATGGCAAGTAAAGCTACTGGAACTACTGCAAGTAAGCCAGAAGTAATATCTGAAGTATCTGATGCGGTTAAAAGAATGCAAAAATTAGCTGGAATCATTTAATTAAAAAATTTAAAAAACAAAAAACAATCATGGAAATTAATTCTCTATTAGAAAGTGCAAACGGATACAAAAGCTTACAAGCTGATGCATCTAGACTTGCCGACAAATGGGCTGCTTCTGGATTGCTTGAAGGATTAAACGCAAAAGACGCGACTAACATGTCAATGATGTTAGAAAATCAAGCAAAACAAATTGTAGCTGAACAATCAAGCACAAGTGCTGGATCTGCTTTTGCAGGTGGCGCTGGTGAGCAATGGGCTGGAGTAGCTTTACCTTTAGTACGTAAAGTATTCGCTCAAATCAGTGCAAAAGACTTTGTATCTGTACAACCAATGAACTTGCCTTCTGGGCTAGTATTTTTCTTAGACTTCAAATATGGATCTGCTGTAAACGGTAGAGCTACAACTGATAGTTTATATGGAAAAGCTGGAAACGGATTTGCAGGAAACGAAGCTGAAGACGGACTTTACGGAGCTGGTCAATTCGGTTACTCAGTAAAACCAAAACCATTAGCATCTCACGCAATCGCAAGTTCTGCAGCTGCTGGAGCTGTTGATGTAAACTTTTCTGGTAAAGAAGCTGGAAAAGATTTAATCGTAATGGAAATTCCTGCTGATGCTGATAAAGAAGGTGTAAGAGCTTTCCAAACATCTTTAGCTGGTCTATTACCAGAATTTACAAAGATCGATGCTAACGGTAAACTAAACATGATCGTAGACACAACTGCTGCTACAGATCACACGTTAACTTACCACGTACAGCCTGCTGCTAACTCAAGAGGTGACTTTGAAGACTCTACTGCACCAGGTGCTGGAGAAGTTTCTTCATTAGCTATCCCAGAGATTAACGTAGACATGAAATCTGAATCAGTTGTTGCTAAGACTAGAAAGTTAAAAGCACAATGGACACCAGAATTCTCTCAAGATCTTAACGCTTATCATTCAATTGACGCTGAAGCTGAACTTACTTCTTTATTGAGTGAGTACATTTCAATGGAAATCGACTTAGAGATCTTAGATATGTTAATTTCAGGAGCAGATACTACTGAGTACTGGTCAGCAAATAACAACAACGTATGGAATGGAATACATTCGTAACTGATTCTTCTGATTTCTACAATACTCAAG